GTCATCCGGTAATACTCCGATGTCGTGTAAGGTCATCTCTCGTTCCAGTAGTTCTTTTTTTAAAAGGAGCTTATTGAACTCCTTACTAAATGGATTGTTGATTTCTTCAGGCGATAGGCGTTTGCGCCCTTCATCGAGGTCGCGCTTTATCCTCGCAATATTCTCTCGGGGGGAGACCATCGGGGGTACAGCGACACCACCCGTCGCCGCCGCCGCGGTAGATTTTGGTTTGAGAGTACGGGCTTTGGCCTTTTTACCTTCCCCTGCCCCTGCCCCTGCCACTGCCACTGGTCCCGGATCTACTGTAGCAGCAAGTGCCGCTGTAGCGACCGACGCCACGGACAATTCCATCGGTATATTTTCTTCTTCTTCTGCCATTTTCTTTCTAATTCTAGGTATGTATTATAATACTACCCTCGTGTTCCTTTATATATCTACACGAAATAAAAGGGAACGATATATTTCAGAATATTCTATAGCGGGACAATATGTTATTGATTTTACGAACAATTCCAACCTTTTCTAAATTGTAAGGTCGGATTGCCTGGATACATTCCTCAAACGGCATCCATTTCATAAGGCCTACCTCCATAATATCGTGTGCCTTTTTCGGCTTCTTATCTAAATCCACCATCGCGAGGAAATATTTCTGTTTATAGCACTTCATATCAGATCCCATAAATATCTCTTCAAACGGCGCGATATTTTGTATAACATTCTCCGCGGTTATGTCGTATCCCGTCTCTTCTAGGCATTCTCTCAGCGCACACGGCAGGTCCTTCTCATTGTAGTTGCGCCGGCCTTTCGGAAACCCCCACTCTGTTTCTGTCCACCGCTTCGTGGATTCGTCTATGAACTGTTGGAGGTTTTTTATACGGCCATCCTTCGTGCGTATTCCCCCAAGCACCTGCCGATACTTCTCGTATGAAACTTGTTCTTCATTTTTATACTGGCTACCGCGCGTATAATCGCCCCATAACAAACGCCATAACTGTTCAAACGTAAGACGCATCAGATTCGCCTTTTCGGCCATCGTCATTTCGTCAATGATGCGTTGGATATACGCTTCGTCGTTGAGCGAATATTTGCCTCGTATAAAATCCACGAACCCGAATGAGTCGCGACGGCGTATCATAAGGAATTCGGGACCGGTATGACCGCATCGGAAGGCGATAACCCCGATACTGGTAATCGGCGCACGGCAATTATTATATACGTGATTGGTCCGGTTACAGTTATTACAAAAATACTTGTTCATATCCAGAGAACAATGGCCAGATGCGGCGGTCGCCACCGAGGATGACGTCGTGTATTTCTGATTTCGTAATTGGCTGATTTCCAAATACGTTAATGCTGATTTAGGATTATTTAATTTTAGGGCGGGGTCGGTGACAGCGACTGCGACTGCGGTAGCAGAGTCTTTGGTCGCCATTTGGATCTCAGATTCCATTTTTATTTATAATAATACGCTTATCGTAATTCTGTCATTGTTTTTATGTCATTTCATTGTAGACACGCACGCACGCACACGCACGCCGTAATGCTAAAATTAGACGCGAAGATATGGGGACCGCACTACTGGTTCGTGTTAATGACAACTGCCGTGAATTATCCCGACCACGTCAATGATGTCACGCGTAAGAAATACTATGACTTCATCCAGAACTTCCCGATGCTTATCCCCGATCCCGAAATGTCGTCGGAGTTTGCGCGGATGTTGGATAAATACCCGGTGACGCCTTATTTAGATAGTCGCGATTCGTTTATCAAATGGGTCCATTTCATCCACAATCGGTATAATGTCCTCTTGATGAAGGACGAAATGTCGCTACACGACGCGCTTGAGAGATACTATCTACACTATCGTCCGAAACCGATACAAATCCTGGAGGAACTGAAATACCGCGAGAGGCTGGTGTATCTACTGGTGGTGGCGGGGTTGGGATATGCGGCGTATTATTACCATAATCGGTGAAAGCCGAATATGCCGTTGTCGGGCAAGCGGATTGTGGATAGTAGACGATGTATCATTCGAATTATTCGAATACATTATATTATGAATATATACATAATATAAATTACAATCAGTGGTAGTAACGGCCGGGTTACGATGTCATCCAAAACTGTATTAACCGCCGAACAGTATAGAAAACTTATGTTGGGCGAACAGTATGGATGGGGTTCAGACGGCAATATTGAAATCATACCCCAAGCTAGGTTGATGGAAGAACACCTCGCGTACCTGAACCTGAATAATACCACTACAAATAAAGTGCGCGGCGGCAAAAGCAAACGGAAGAAATCGCGTTCTAATAAACGCAAAAATAGACGCGCTACCAAGACGCGTCGGTATAGAAAATAAACACATTATTTTAGCTGTATTATATAAAATTTAATACAATATTATATAAAATTTAATACAATATTATATGATATGGTAAAAGCCGAGTATATCGTTTTTCTTGTCGCAGCATTCCTTATTGTAAACACATATTATGACGGACACCTGATGAAAATGTTTCAGAGTAATCAAAAGTGGATGAAGATGGCGATGTTTGCGTTCGCGGGTCTCTCGCTCTTCTTGTTTTTGCGCCGTAATCCGGAAAACTCTAGGCAGTTGATGGTTCACGCCAATGATATCATTAAGTATATGCCGATAAGCAAGGGGACCGCGGATATGATAACGCCGTTTTTTGATATGACCGGGGGTCCGTCGGGGGGTCCGTCCCCGAACGACGGCGGTGCGATGAGCGGTGCGATTGGTGGTCAAACGAGCGGAGCGAGTGGCAGTGCGATTGGCCGCGCGATGAGTAGCGCGATGGGGGCGCCGTCGTCACAGGGGGGTGGCGCAAGTGAACGCCGTATCCTCAATTCCGGCAAGAATTCTAGCAAGCGCAGTGTCAGTGAAACCAAGAAGAAGTATGTCGCTGCACAGCAGGGGTGGAAATGCGGGGATTGTCAGCGTCAATTGCCTGCGTGGTTTGAAGTAGACCATGTCATTGCTTTAGAACACGGAGGCTCCAACCATGTGGATAATTTAGTCGCTTTATGTCGGGATTGCCACGGAAAAAAGACGGCAATGTCGTTCTTGTAGGGTTCGCGAAACGCGATGCGAAGGCCGCATTAATATATCTTATAATTATAACTGGGTGTCGTTATAATTATAGTATTTCAAAAGATATGAATCCGGCGACCGCGCCAATAGAAGAATCATTACACATAAAAACACTATTAAACTATCTTCCTGTTATTGTATTGTCGGTTATTTTATTAATAGCCTTTGTTTCGTGGGATGTTATGGAAAATAATTGGGCGGTGTTTACGACACTACTCATCGTATGTTTATTTGCCGGGTTTGTCAATTTTTTGAATCCGTATCGGTTTCTTACCGCGAAAGACACGTTATTGTTTCCGCAACCTCCACCAGCAGGATCGCCTGCGATGCCCTTTTTCGCTATATTTTTTATGATAATCGCAATACTGGGTGGCATTGGTCTCGGTTTCGGTAGTTTGGGTATTTCAAAAAGTAACAATACATATGACCCATCAACGGGGTTAATGTGGATTGGTGGCACCCTCCTTGTTATCGCGTTTGTTCTTTCCATTGTGTGGGCTGTAAAACAATTTGGTACCGCTGGCCGAATATATGACTTCGTTAATAATAAATTTTCAACCTACGGTATCGTCGGTGGAATCATTGCCGGTATTGTCGTCGGTATTCCATTGGTGGTTCGTGGTAAAGGACTCGCCGACACACTTGCCGAAATCGGTGATACTGACAAGGATAAAATGAGACAAGACCTCGCGACCAGTGGCGCAAATACAATGTTAAGTGTAGGTGTCACTTTACAAATCATTGGTTTGGCGGTGGTCGGGTATTTCATATGGAAAAATTATAATAATAACACCAAGACGTCAAAAATAACATTGGGTAGTATCATTGCGGCATTACTGGTAATGGGCTCGATATTTGTTTCCAAAAGCCAGAGAGGCCCTGGATTTGATTACAAGCAAGGGGCTGGGGCTACTGCGGAAATAGGTTCATTTGAAAACAAACCATTCCTCGTCCACGGAATTGTCTATATCATTCTCGGGTTTATGTTTTTACTCTTATCTTTGGGAGTTTCTTCGGTTGCCTCAACGATCGTTTATAAAGGTGGCCTTGTGATATTGCTACTAGCATTTCTGGTGTTCATAAGCGTATCTCTCTGGTATGTTATCTCTGAAACAAAGACGCCGCCCAAGGTGAACTTAAAAGATCCTGCCGACCCTTATTATCAACAATTAAAGGCGGAAGTCACCAAGGATTTACAGAAAAAAGCGCAGGATAGTGGAGAGCAGCTTGGCGCGACTGCGGTGGAGGATGAAATGGAAAAACGACTCAATGAAAAAATCCAGACTCCGAATCAAGTCGTAATGGGCGTATTTTACGCGCTGTCAATCGTTATTGCGGTTATGATACTAATGTTCTATAATGTTCGGTTGAAAATGGCGGATTGCGGGTATATACCGCAGGATTTTGGTGTAAAGGATGCGTTTATATATGTGCTTGCGGAGAATTGCGATCAATCGGGAGGTGCTACCCAAACTAAATTGAACAGTCTGGACTCCGCATACCCAAACAAGGTGAAAGAAGACAAAATGTTGTCAAGTGACTGGGACGCAATCTTATCCAACAACAATACCACACCCCCTTTCAACGCAATGTTCGTCCGTTTCGCCAAATGGTTCTCCCTTATCCCCTTCTTATCCATTATCTTGATTGTGATGTGGGTCTCTATTCTTTTTACGAATATTACAACCGATCCAAGAACAAGTGCGTGGATTGCCGGGACCTTTACTGGTGATATGTTCCCTCGCGTGAAAGAGTTATTAGACACCTTTTTCATTGTTTTGATCGTCGGTCTCTTGTTATGTGGAATCCTATTACTCCCCATCGTGAAAGAACTCAATGTTGGTGGGCTTGATTCCATCTTAAAGTTTGCCGAGTCTATTCAGGT